CCGTTTAACATATCATACTTGACAGGTAGACCTTCGATACCGGGTAAAATTTCAGTAGCTAAGTTACGGTTCTGCCAAGACTGAAATACACCAGAGTTAATTTCACGCATATGTGGGCTAAGTAATTTACCCATCTCATTACGTAAAGCTGCAAGTGGTACAGTATTGTTAGTAATACTAGCAAGTATACGTTCTACCTGACCGGGGCGTCCAGCTGTTAAATCAACCAGTTGTTGTAGTCCAGCTAAATACGATTTACCTGTAACAGCCTGAGCTACAACTAGAGAAATCTTTTGTAGTTCTTTTTCTGTCCACTCTTCACCCATTAATATACTAGCGTCACCTACGTTAGCAATAGTTCTAAGTATTAGACCAAATGGTTCAATGTCTTCATAGTTAACTCTAACACCACCAAGTTCGATAGTTCCGGGTAAAAACCCACCATCTATCCAACCTTGTCTCATCTGTCTATCTGTAGGACCATCACCAGTAAGTCTGCCTGATGCCCATGCTTGTATACCCATAAAGGTTACAGCAGAGCCTATCGCCAATCTACCTGTTTGTAGTGCCTTAGCGTTTTGTAATTCTTCTACTGTGTTAATACCATACTTTTTAAGATTAGGTATATCTTTAGGTCCAGCAAAAGCTATGTCATTAAACTCTTTTACTAAAAAGTTAAATCCGGGGGTATGTTTACCTGTTAGTGCTAATCCGTTTACACCAGTTCTAGCAAATAGAAAGAATGGTCTAACAAAAGGATTAGATGTCATAACATCATTAAGACCTTTTGCAAAGCCAGTTAGATCTTGTGTTAGTGTTACCTCTTTCTTTGCAAACATAGTTGCATCATCTTTAATGTTACCATTAGCATCAAATATTTCTGTATAGAAATCATCTTGATATGCTTTCATAACATTACCGTTAATAACAGGTAACTGTACACCACTACCTTCTAGTTCGAGTACACGACGCATAGCCTTTTCTCTCATCTTAGCTCTACCTAATAAGAATGTAAAGGCATCGTCAGTTGCTGCCATTATCTTAGTAGAGTAAGTAAAAAGATTATTGTTATTTATACCACGAATCATATTAGTAAACGCAAAGATAGCACGATCTTGTCTAGATGCTCTGCCACTATCTTCTGCCCATCTACGCATAACTTCCCAGTTAGCGTCACCTTTAGTAAACTCAATAAATCTAGTCTTAATAGTAGATATATCACCACTCCAGTAGCCATTTAACTTAGTAAAGAATAAATCAAACGCTTCTGGTATAGCTTCTAACATACCATTCATAGCTGCAAGGCTGCCACGTACTGTAGCTGCGTCTCCAGTAAACGGATAACGCATAGTGGCTCCTATAAATGTAGATAATGGACGTAAAAATGTTGCACTACCTGTACCTAAAAGTGCTCGAAGTGGTGTTTTAGGTCCACTAAGTACACTATGACTTATCATTTCCTGTAAGCTACGTATTAAAGCACCAGTACGTTGTGGTCCTTCGCCTGCTATCTGTCCACCTCTGAGTATAGTTCTTGCCCAGTTGTCAAAGTCATCTAGATTATTCACATTCTTCATCATAGAAAATGCTTCAAATAGTGCGTTTAATAAGTTATCATCCGCATCATCTTTAGCAATCTTAAGAATAGACATAATCGAATCTTTAACATCTTGCATGTCAGACGCTACAGCTTGGTTAACTGCATCATTTACTTGTGCTCTAGTCTTACCAGCACCAAATGATCTAAAATAATCAGATGCTACAAACCTAGATTTCTTAGTCTGTGTCAAAGCAGTTAGCATAGTATCTATAATCTGCTTTGCTGGTCCATCTATATCATCTAATGACACGTAATCTGCTAGCTCTCTACCAGCTATACCAGTATCTCGTAACTGTTTTAGTAATGATCCAACAACTAAGTCAGCTGTAACAACTGTTTCAGCAGACCAAGTCTCAAATGTCTCATCACCTAACGGTATGCTAGCTTTTTGTTTCTCAAATAGTTCACTTAAAAACTCTTCCGCAGGCATATCAGCTGCGTTTCTACCTTCAATAATCTGTCTGTAAGAATGAACTGCATCACGCCATACTTCAGCCAAAGCTTTTCTATTCCCTTTTACAGACTCCATTTCAGTTTTAAACTTCTCATCGCTCATCAGACCTCGTAGTGTACGTTCGACTACTTCGTCTGTTGTACCACCTTCTAGTGCTATACGTTCACGTTCTACTGCTGTAGTTACACTTCCTGTAGACCCGTCTTCAGATCCCCAATCTGTACGTGTACGTTTTAACTGATCTCTAGCCTGACCGGCGTCAACCTCAGAGACATTTGCACCTTGATGTCTTTGTGCGATAGGTGCATTTTTAGCTGCACGAAAGTTAGTATCTCCTTGACGTATTTGTGCTAAAGCTTGAGTTGTTGTTTGCTGCTCTATGCTTGAGTTACGTTTTATAATTTGATTCTTAACACCAGCTCTGCCTTTACCTATTAAATGAGCTGCCCCATCAAATATCAGACCTATACCCATACCTTCAACAATGTTTTTGAATTTCATCATCATTGGATGGTCAGTATCTTTTGTAGTTAGTGGTGTATCCATCCAACCATACTGTTTAGTCAAAGCTCCTAGAGCATTATGTCCATCTGATTCTTTAGATATTAGGTCAGAAACTCCACCAATAGCCATAGCTCTTGTAACAGTTCCAAGTCCTAACATCTTGGCTGATGCTGCTCCTAGTAAAGGTATACCAGCTGCGGCTAATCCTTTTGCTGATAATACTATACCGGCAGCCATGCTACCAAAATGTACTGTACCTCTTAAAAGTTTACCCCACCATGTTTTAGTTATGATAGGATCATCTTCATCAACAAATGGATCCCAGTCTGGTCTATAGTAACCTTGTTCCTCTTTCTCCTTTTGCATCCTACCAGATACAGCATCGAATGTTCGCTCTGCAAATGTAGTACTGGAAGAAATAGTATCTTGTATACCACCAGTTAGAATAGACTGACCTTCTTTAGCAAAAGCTTTTAGCCCCCACTTATCGTTGGTCATTCTAGGATCTATTTGTTCTTTTTCTTTTTGTTCTTCTTGTTGAACAGCTAGTGCTTGAGCTTCATTAATTTTATCTTGTGCGATAGATTCTTCTTCAAGCCTTTTTTCTAACTCTTCGGTAGAAGTAAATCCCGTAGGATCGTATTCTACATCAAATTCTTCCATAGTTATAAGTTTTGGTTAATAGCCTCCTTAGCGGCTGGACCATAAAGTGTATTTAATCTCATAAATGGTGGTATTTCTTCAATCATTGACTCATACTGTTCGATCTGATCTTCTGTAAAATTCATCAGTCTTCTGTATGATGTATCAGCATTACCAAATAAATGTTGATTGTTTGCTTTGTGATACAATCTAGCCAGTAATAGTTTAGATTGTGCTTGTTCGTCAAACAGTCTGGTAAAGTCTATCTGTCCCATATTATCAGTAAACACTTGTTTTAGTGCAGCTGGTGTCATGTCATATAAACCTATGTTTGTATAACCAGCTTGTACCAAGCCAAACACTTCTTGTATAGTATGTTCTGATAAAGGTTTACCTAGTGGTAACTCTGTAACATAGTTTCCATCTGGACCTTTAATAGCATTTACACCACCATTCTCTACTTGACTTGGTGTTTGTAAAGCACCTAACATTTCTTTATATTTATCACTGCCATCGGCACCATTCTCAGCTGCTATAATAGTTTTAGTAGCATTGTTTTTCTGATTTAGTAATGGACTATCTAATACTTTAACATCTGCATCAAACATTAAAGCTGGTATAGGTTTAATCTTACCAAGTTTAACTAATCTATCATGTGCTAGTTTTAATGGTCCTTTGTTAGGATATAATTGAGCAAGTAAAGTCCATGTATGATCTAATTTGTCAGCCTTACCACTAAAGTAATCTATGCCATTAAGTACAGGATCTTCTTCACCTTCTAGTAATACAGTAGAATTAAGTGCAGCTTTTGTATCAGCTTCATATACTTTACGTAATTTAAGAGATTTAGCAATTTTACTATCTTCAATTATATCACTAAGTACATCATCAAACTCACCATTTTTCATAGCTGCTATAGTTTTCTGTTGTGCAATTTCTAGTGCATCATTTCTATCGCCACTTACCTCAAATCTTTCTTGGTATTGTTTTTTAAAGTAATCACCAGCTTGGTCATAAATACCTTTAGTTGTAGTAGTTCGCCAAGTATAATCACCATATTTTTCTGGATTACCTCGTATTGCAGCTAACTCTTTAGCTCTACCATCAGATAGTGAGTAAAATAATTCAGACTTAACACTAAACTCAGGTCTACTAAACTCAGTCTTTTCACCAGCTTCTAATAATTCTTCTGCCTGTTGTCTAAGCTCTTCATTACTAAATGTAGTTAGCACATCTCTTGGAACTTCTTGACCGTTGTTAAGTCTAAGTTTAATATCATCAAGTCTTTTTTGTTCTGATGCTAAGTTGTTTTTTTGATTATTCTCAATAAAAGCTTGTGCTATTTTATTAGCATTAGCTGGTTGTATATCATAGTAACTAGATAGTTTACCAGTACCAGCATGCTGCTTGGCTTCAAACTTATCATGATATAGTAAATATTCTATATCCTGTTCATCAAACTGATCTATATTATCTGTTATCATTTTAACCCACATGTCATTAGCTGTCTTAGCTGGATTAGGGTCACCTGTAGCTTTTAGTATTTCTATTTTATTCTGTATAAAACCAGACTTATCATAGACACCGCTAATAGTAGCAGATTTAACGTTAGGATTGTTGTGTGCGTCAGCTGAAACTTTGATAGCGTTAATATAGTTTTGAGTAGATGTATTAGAACGTAAAGTATTTACTGCATTATTCTCAACATCAAATGATTGCCCAGCCCAGCTCTTTGACGTAGTATCAAAGCTAGGCATAAAGTTTGTAATGACTTGATGTTCTGTCATTCGAGGATTAGCCTTAGCAAACATAGCTACAAAATTAGCCCCTGCAATCTTCATCCACTCTTGCTTTTCTGAGAATGTTAAGTCTTCATATAACTTGTTATTATATAATAAACTACCTTTAGCTATTTCTAAGTATTTCGGCCAGTAAGTTGACATACTTTTTGACGCATGTCTGCCATTTAAAAACTCGTTAGATGTTATAGCTTTTTTAAAATCAAGCAGTTGTGTACCTGATACAACTTGACCTGTGGTATCTGTACCAGTTTGCTCAATAGTTGCTATTTCTATATCTTCATCATTCTTAAGATCACCTTCTACTTCTTGAAGATTTTTTTCAACAGTAGCGTACTGCTCACGCTTTGTAGGATCATTGTAGATAGCTATAAGCTCGTCAAAAGCTTTTCTATCTTCTCTAAACTCTTGACGCTGATCTAAAAATGCCTTACCAGTAACAGTAAGATTATAAAGATTATTGAGATTTTTAGCAGTTTTACCAGCTACTGTTTTATTGTAGCGTTCAATATTGTCTTGGAAAAACTGTGCTCTATCCTTGATGTTTCTGTCAATCTGATCATTAACTGCTTTAGTTAGATCAGGTTCTGTTTGTTCATAGTCTAACTTTTCGTTAGTAAAGGGAGCAGCTTCCTGTCTCCCTAGATATTCAAAATAAGATTGTGTCATCAGCTTATAAATGGGTTAGTATCTGTAAAATAACCACCAATTCCAAGAGGTTGGTTCACAAGAGGGCTTTGAAGTAACTCGCCACCAAATAGTTGTGAAGTACTTAAACCAGCACCAGCACCAGCCATACCAGTACCAGCACTTTTACTAAATAATCCCATGCCTTGAAGTCCACTAGCAATACCTACAATAGTACTTGCAATACTTAACGCACCACTAAGTCTATCAGATGGAGGCATCAATACTGGAGCACCATACTCTGGTCGTATACCAAGTGATTGTCTTGTTTGGGCTTGAACACTTTGCATCTTCAGTAATCTCGCTCTGTAGCGTCTCTGCATCTGTACTCCAAACTCTTTTTGTACAGCATTATCTAGCTGTCCTCTGGCTCTGGTTAGAGCAACTAATCCTTTTCTTTTAGCTCGTCTGTCTCTACCACCTTCATCGACTGAGCCTTTTGTTTGTTGATATTTTATAAAGCCTGCTTGGTAAGCTTTCCTTGCTTGACCCTGTACATACAAGGCTCGCTGGTAGTCATTACTAATAGCTCGGCTATAACCTGTGGCAGCACGTTGCATACCACGAACAGCAGACGTTTCTCTGTTCCAAAATTTTAGGGATTCTGAGCGATACTTAGCATCCTTCTCAGCCCATCTTTGTCTGGCAGCATTTCTAGCTGCTGCATTAGCATCTACGCACACGGCAAAATTCTATAAAATCTAATTGATATGGTCCATTCTTAACTTTACGTAAGAACTTAAAACCTAAAAACTTTAACAGTTTTAAATGCACTGTATTTCTACAGTCTACTATGTTCCACAATAGAGGCTCTTCACGGCTATCGACATACCG